AAATAGGATTTTTCTTCCTACCTGTTCAGCTCTTTGTTTACCTGTAAATCAATTCATTTAACACAATCTCTTCTGCCATATTACGAATACCATTTACCGCTCTGACCCATTATTGCAAAATTTCTTGTCTAAGTCATCAATTTACTGGCTACACTTTGACTTTGATTGTACTATTCTAAAATCTAGTCAACAAATTTCAAGCATGTATTGACTTATATAACACTTCTTCAAATTCTAGTCACCTACTTTACCCAACATGCGTTGACTTATATAGCATTTTTTCAATTTCTAGTTATCCACTCACCTTGCATTCGTTGACTCATATAGCAATTCTTCACTTTCCAGTCATCGAATCATCCAACTATTGTCCTAGTTTGGACAATAAAACACATGTCTCCACATGCACACTTTGTTAAGTGTTCTGTTTTTAAATCCTTGTACAGCTTTGTACATTCTCAAATAGCCTATAAAATCAAGTATTTTTTAATAGTTCAGACTTTACCGCCTTGTGCATCCTTGTGTTGTATATCTGCAATGGTGGCAAGTCGGTGGCAATGCCACCACTGAATCACTCATTTTGCTCATCTTGTTTCTGATCTGCAAGTAATATATTCAATTCTTCTTTAGTAACCTTTAAGAAGCTAATTATATTTACATCATTCTGAAATTTACTGTTAGTCAAAATTCTATGTAAGGTATATTTCATCCACAAATAATCAATCTCCTTAAACGTATTCCAATCTGTATCATTTGGATGTTCATTTATTTGCAAATGTACTCTATTTCTCAATCTTTTTAATCTTTTGATATACGGAAACCCTTTATGCTGTATATCTATTAAATTTTTTGATTCAATCTTTTTTATCATCGAATCCAAATTCATCTCATCATCTTTTGGATCTATTTTTTTATATATTTGATTTTCAATTCTAAAACTATCACCTTGACTTTGATATGTATTAGTTTTTACCGTCTGAACTAACTCCCACTCTTTTTGTCTCCAATTCCCTGTAGATTTTAATAAATGATAAAATATTCCCTCAATAATAGATACACCCGTAATGATATAATTTTTATATAACATAGTAGTAATGATACTATGTAAATTTAATTCCTGTAACTGTAATTCTATATATTGTATGTACTGCAAACTATATACAATATTCTTTTTTAACTCTCGGGGCATATTGCACAAACTCCCTTGACTTACAAATGTTTCAAATTGAGATACAGAAATCGGTTTCCATCTATCAGCATTTATTATATTATTTTCTCTTATTAACGTTCCAAATGCCGTCAATCCTTCTGTGTTTTTTCTTGGATATTCCATTTTCTCATTCCTCATTTAATATAGTTTGCCCTGATCATATTCCGGTTCTTTCTGTGCTTTCCCGGTCTTGATACAATTTTCTATTTCCCGAATTATTTCCTGATCATTCTTTTCATGTCCGATATAAAAGAAATAATTCACACCAAAATACTTTTCATACTCATTCAACGCTTGCTGCACTTCCACGTGATCACACCGCCCTATCTTTGAAGAAATTAGCCCAGTATGGATTTTCTTCATCAAATATTTTTTTCTGTTCGTCAATCAGTTCATGTGGGTAATCTCTGAACATATTGAAAATATGTTTTTTGTCAAAACTAAATAACCACTCACCAACTTTTTCATGATCGTCTACCCACCATATTTTATCATCAGGGTTATTTTTGTACCACTCATAATTTTTTAACTGTTTCACATATTCACCGCCCTTGATTATTTGTATTTTATCATGCTCACATACACCTGACAACTCATATAACGGTTATATAGGTAAAAAAAAAGCAAAGGTGCAGAATTGTATACCTTTGCTTTTTTAGATAGTATATGATTGTTATTATCTTCTCCCTTCCTTATCAAAAATCTTACCAAGTTCTTCATCCATTGCCGGGGCAAGTTCACCCGCAAGCACTCCTGTATCTGTTACCAGTTTCAGGTTCGCAAGTTGTGGCAACCAGTTATACAAAAATTCAATCAACGTATTGAGGTCGAGACGTAATGAATGCACTTCATCTACCACACCGTCATGTGTTGCCCCTCTGATCATATCCATAAGGCTCTGTGTTCCGACAACTGTTTCACTTCCGGCTTCACCACCTGCCAAGAACTGATTTGACTTAGCGTTGTAACCGAAAATAGTCGGCTGATTCATGATCATACCATCGTCCATTGCTTTCTTATACCAACTGATTCCAAAATGTGGAACAGATGGTGGTGTCAAGCTGAAAGAGCCACTGATTGAAATATGTGGTAATTTCAAATGTGGCAATGACCACGAAAAATTGAAGAAACTTTTAATTCTGTTTATAGCGTTACTTACAATGTTCTTTGCTGAATCCATGATATTAGAAAACTTATTTTTAATATTTCCAAGTATATTGGTAACTGTCGAATAGGCATTGCCAAGACCATTTGAAAATGAATTTTTGATTTCTGATATCCTGTTTGAAACTGCCTGTTTTGCTTCTGACATTTTCGACTTGAATTTATTGGCTACTGCCGACAATTTTCCACCTGTCAGATTATCAATGAATGTGTACCCAGCTGAATAATACCCTTTTACACCTTCCATTGCAGCAGCTGCAATTCCCTTGATTCCACCGCCATGTTCAGAATATGCATTTTTCATGTTTTGCAGTTTTTCAGACACCGTATCTTTTGCAGCCTGCATTATAGTACCCATCGTTCCCTTGATCTGTGAAAACTTATCTGAAACAACTTCTTTCATTGCTGAAAACTTCTCTGATGCAGCATCTTTCAAGTTTCCAAAGAACTCTTTAACAACTTCGATTTTCTCACCAATAGCTGCAACAAAATTCGCAAACGCTTCTTTGACTGATTCCCATACATTTTTGATTGAATCCCATATAGCTGTCACTGCATTACGAAAATCTTCGTTTGTATTCCAAAGGGTTACCAGTGCCACAACAAGACCTGCAATTATAGCAATCACCGCAACGATTGGATTAGCTGACATTGCAGCAAATAACCCGGTCATTGCAGTTTTCACATTGTCAATGATCTCTCCAATCTTAAAAGCGACCGCCAGTGAACCAAGCGTTGTAACAACTCCTAAAATAATCGGTGATAATGTAATGAGAATATCAATAAAACTCTGTATATCACCAATCACTTCTATTGCTTTGGTTGCAAAATCTCCAAGCCCCTCTATAAACTCTGTTACACCGTCCATTCCTTTTTCAAAGAATGTTGTAAAATCAATTTTTTGAATCCAGTCAAATACCCTTTGTAGGGCATCACCGACAGACGTTGCAAACGCATCCCAATCAACGGTTTCCATCCAGTCTGACAACTGCTGTAAAAATCCCATAACAGTAGGTGCAAGTTTTGAACCTACTTTTGTCAGGATATTTTCGAATAATGCCTGTACTGAACTCCATGAACCTGATATTGTAGTACCTGCTTCAAGTGCTGTTGTTCCGGTTATACCTAAGTTATCCTGAATCTTGTGAATAGCTTCAATCATTTGGTCAAACGTTACGTTATCCAAACTTTCAATCTTTTCACCAAGTACACCTGAATCATTTATCAATCTGATCATTTCAGACTGTGTACCACCGTAACCAAGTTTCAGGTTATCCAACATCGTGTAATTTTGCTTTGCAAAACCCTGATAAGCGTCCTGTATAGAACCTATGTCAGTACCCATCTTGTTAGCGTTATCTGACATATCTGTTATAGCAAGGTTGGTCAGTTCAACCGCTTTTGCAGTATCACCGCCAAGACCCTGAATCAGTGAAGCAGCAAATGACGTTGCTGTATTCATGTACTGATTTGAACTCATCCCGGCTGTCTTATATGCCTTTTCAGCATAGTCAATCAGTTTACCGGAACTGTCTTTGAATAGTGTTTCAACACCACCAACCAACTGTTCATATTCAGCATAGTGACCAACCGCTGATTTTGTCACATCTGCCATTTTTTCAGCTAACTGTGTACATCCTGAAATTACTTTTGTGATTGCTGTAGATGCTAAATTCGCAAGCGTGGCTTTCCATGTCGTAAATCCACTGTCTGCATTCTTGGCAGCTTGTCCGGCATCTTCTACTGAATCACCTGCACCATCTGCCTTTTTATCAACATCTTCCAGTGTTTCAGCTGTGTCCTTTGCAGACTTTGAAACCTTTTCAATGTTGTTCACTGCATCAGCGTAATTGATCGTTATTTTTCCGACCAACGAAAAAATATCCAACGATTAGCCACCCCCTTTCCTTAATCTGTTACTATGTATCATGGCAATCATTAAACTGTTGGAATTTCAGCAGCAGTCTGTTCCTGATCTACACTTACACCCATAGCGTCAGCAACATCATTTGCAAATGCAATGATTTCAGCAGCACCAAAGAATGCACGAACAATTTTAATAAATTCTGTAAATTTCATTTCTTTCAGTTCATCAACTGTTACCTTTGTACCATCATCATGCTCCGTACATCCGGCAAAGAATGAATAGATTTCATTTCTTGCTTTGGCAAGATTTCTGATCAGAACACCACAAATCTTTGTTGCCATTACAACACCGATATCTTTCAGTTCAATAGATTTTTCCTGAATCTTTTCAATCTGTTCTTTGTCGAACAGTCCAATGATTTCTTCTGAACCGATTGCACTCAATACCGCACAAAAATCAAAAACGTTGTCAGTTACTAATTCTTTAAATTTAATATTTTTCATATTTATCTAAATCCTTTCTTCTTATCGCATCATTAAAGCCGTTGTTTTTCTTAATTCAACTTTTAAGAAATCCACATAACTAAGCTGTCTGTTTAGTACCTGTTGATACTTATAAAATTCACATTCATCTGTAAGATCAACACCTGAATCTTCCAGTTTTTTGGCATTCAGTTCACTGTATAAACTGTTTACAGTTCCCTTAACCTTTGCATCTAATTTGCACATCCCCTGTGCTTCTGCAACTAAAGCTAATACCTGATTTCTCACGACACCTCTTTTATGCTCCAACTCTAAAAGTTCTGATTCGATCTCGTTGAATGCTTCATCAGTAATTGTTGTTGATGCAATTTTTTGTCGTAATTCATCAACCTCTGTTTTCAAATTTTCCTCTGTATACAAATTCTTTCACCTGCTTTCTGTTATTTATGAGAATGTAAGTGCACCATGCCACAAACCATGATCTAAATTTTTATTCTTTTCATTGTTCTTTTCAATTCGCTGTGCTTCGATCTCGTTAATACGTTCCTGTGTTTGATCATCAATAATCAGCGTTGCTTTAAGAAGTTCCAAAATGGCATCTTCCTCATATTCATCTAAGTTCTGCCAATAAATCGTATAATTTTCACTTGGGTACTTTATCGCATAAGCTGCAAGACTGATAAATGTATCAAATATCTTTTCTTCTTTTTTTCCATGTGAATCTGCTTTATAAAATGCTACCTGATACTTATTATCTAATTTAATTCTTTTATGTTCCGGTAAGTGTGCATTACGCTCTAATACATACTTGTGTATCACTCGTATCATTGTTGGGTTGTCAGCATTCTGAATCACTGCATCTGTAATTTCTTCAACAGTCAACGGAAGTTCTGCTTTAATTAGATTCATAAAATTCAGATCAATCCGGCTACCATCAGAAGCATAAAACTCTTTTACCTCTTTCATATAACCGTCTTTTTCTTCCTGAACTTTTTCTTCATATTTTGCCTGTGCGTCAGCTATTTCCTGATTGAATGTATCAATAATTTTCTGATACTCCTGCTGATAGGCTGTTTCATCATCTTTCCACCCCTTATCCTTAAGCCGTTTCAATGATTCATCCCGGTTCATCAAAGCATCCTGAACATCATAATATCCTGTGTTAATTGCTTCTCTTACGACCTTGATATACTTTTCAAGTTCCATTCGTTTATCATCCTTTCTTTGATATATTCGTTATATATCAAGTATATCAGTATGTGAATCATAAATCTTCTGACACTTCTTTAGAACATGACAGAAAAAAAATAGAGCAGTATTTTCATACCGCTCTACGTCCTATAATTCGCCATATCTGACGTTCTGACAATCCATATATTTCAACCAATTCAGGAACTTTGACACCGCTATAATATGCCTGACAGATTTGTTTATTTCTTTCCTGCTTATCCTTTGGTGTACCTACTGCCGGAAAATAGACTGTTTCCCCGGCAAGCATTACAGACATTTTTATGTAGGTATCTAAATCAACCAACGATTTCAATTTGTTCAATGCTTGTTCATTCTTGCTGATAATATCACCTTCCTGTGTATTCCGCTGATCTATCGTTTCTTTCTTCTGTACCGTTTAACTGTTGGAGCATTTACAGACAATAGAATAATATCTGTGTCTTTCAGTAGTTCCGAAAGCTGTAATTGGGTCATATAATGTTTTACAGTTGTACCACCAACAACATATTCAACTTTTAATTCTCCGGTCATGCTGACATCATCTGAACTCTCAAATGTGGTTGTACTTCTGATCTGTTTGTACAATCCCGGAATGCATTCGGGTATAACTCTCTTAGAAGTTTACCGTTCACCGTTCTCCGGTAAGACTTATCAATATAATTAATCTTAATTTTCACATTTTCCAATTTTTCAATCTGTTCTTTCTTCATAGTTTCCAACAACGTGGCTCTGATCTCTGATTCTTCATCTTCAACCTGTTGTTTCCTCTGTTGAATCTCATATAACTGATTCATTAACTGTTCAATCTGTTCACTGTTGTTCATTTGCTCTATCACCCACCTGTTTAAAAATTCTTCATTTCCCTGTTCAAATGCTTTTACTGCTTCTTCATGCTTGGTGTATATCCACGACCTTGACCGCTTCAATTCTTGTGCAGCACGTTCAGGTGTATGGAACAGAAAATAAATCTGATTCAGAACCCTTATATAAGCTATATAATGCACATTATTCATTAACTGCTTAAACTCATATATTGATTTCCAAAGTTTTGCATCTTCTTCCTCAATTTCCTGTTCCAGTGCTGCAATCTCCGTTGCGATGTCACAAATACGATCAGTGTTATGACTGGTCTGAACACGTTCAATAGAAGTATCAACCGTTTTGACTGTCCTTGCTTTTTCAATTAGTTCTTCCTTACGTCTGATCATATTGTTTATATACTCTTTCTGTTCGAGTAATGTTTTTAAATATTTTTCTGCACCTGTCATTATTTTCCACCTTATCTGATAATAGACCGGGCATTATATACAATGATCTGTTTTCCTGTATTCCAATCATAAAACCAGTTTTTCAGATCATACAATGTTACCGCTGATAATAACGGATGTTTTCCCCGGCACACGCTTGATAACACCTTTGAACTATATGTTGTTTTACTCATAATTGCCTGAAATCTCATGTTTTCCAATCCCTGTAATACCGCCAACTGTTTCAAGAAAGATTGCTTTCTTGTCCTTTTATCATTGATAAACTGCATATAATCAAACGGAAAATCAAACGTTATATCATGCTCATATGCGTATTTTTTCATTCTGTAGGCTATTTCATTCGAACCGCCCTTTGTCATGTTCTTAATGCCCTTATATACGTCTGTTCCAACGCATTCCCGGCAATAATATGCACCATCCGAATAATACAGTCTTGTTACACGTTTTGAACACTTAGGGCAAAGAAAGAACCGTTTCTGACCGTATCCGGTTTTTTGATATCCAAATATCAAAGTGTGATTCTTACCCCGGCAATCTGTAAATGTTGCTGATTTTGCATCATGCTTTATTTTCTCTTTGAACTGTTTGACCTCTATACACTCCATATCATCACCCCTTTCGTGCGCACGTGAGAGATACCCGAAATACTTAAGGATTTTTCATATAACCGCTTTTTACATCACAATGAAGAATTTACCGCATACCTCTGAAATGCTGTAAAATAGCGGTTATATGAGCCTGTACAACTATTTTCTCTTATCTTTCGTCAGTTCACTTAACATGCTATGAATACATTTCAAGTCTACAAGATTACACAAAAACAGCATTTCTTTGATCTCATTTATTAGTTTTTCTGTCTGTGTCATATCTATTACCGCCATTTCTAAACTACTGGAATCTGTCTTTTATGCTGATCATTCCAAGATGGGTTGAAATCATTTATTTCTTCATCCCATACAGGGAAAACAAAAACGGTATTCCCAGTATCAGCGTTCAGCCAGTCCAAAAACATATCATATACTTTTCTTGTCCGGTCTGCCGTGTCATAACGTGCAAGTTCGTGATAATTAAGTACAGAAGCATTTTCATGTTTTTCCGCTACGATCTGCAACAGGTTCAATGATGTTGTATTGATAGACCTGCCATCATCACCGATCTGAATAAATCCAATCATGTCAACCGCAGCTGTCATTTCTCTACTCTGATCTGTTATAAATTTTTTCATATACCCAACAACTCCTTTCTCTGTTCTTTGATAAATTTAATTTCTGCATCTGCATCACCTACCAATGAATAAAACTCTTTAAATATTGGCAGTAGCTTCATATACATTTCATCACTGCAAGTACATAGCTTTTCAGCAATATCCAATACGATCATGAACGTTTCTACTGTTTCCGGCTCTGCATTATTCAACAGAATAAACATTTTGTTCTGTCTTTCAACATATGGATGTTTTACAAGTGCTTCATAGTGATTCATAATTATATCTGTATTCTCCCTTCACACATTTTTCCTGTCTTAATATGATGTAAAGCCTTTTCTTTCATTGGCTCTATCTGATCAAATGAATTTAAAAACATATTTACCCGGATGCAGTTATCATTCGGTTCATGTATAAAGCACACACATTTGTCAATATCTTCAATGTTGATTGTCCATTCAATTTTGTATTTTCTTATCATGTAATCTAAGACTTTACTCATATTTTCCACCTCTATTTTTTACAGCTACACAGCTACAGATTTTCCTATTTCTTTATATTTTTCTAAATAAATAATATATACATAGAAATTTAACCTATAATAATTAGAAATTATAAAGAAGTTATCATTTTTTGTAGCTTCTGTAGCTGATTCTAAAAATAATTGAATTTACAATATTTTATCAGCTACATATAAAGCTACAACAGCTATTAAAGCTATATTTGTTTATAAAATCTTACCTGTTTACCGTTTACTCTTGTATTCTTACTTTCAACCTGAAACATTTCAGCTACAGTTTTACCAAAAGAAATTTTTGTTTCCGGTTTAATACCGCAATCATTGCAATATAGTTGATATCTTGTAAATATGTCCTGAACTGTTTCCCTGAAAATATACCCTTCTTCCTGTTCTGCAAAAAATCCTTTTATAGGATTATTCATCAAATCATATTCTTCTGCCATTTGTTCTGTTGCATCTGATTTTGAAAATCCCTGATTTTCAATGATTCTTTTCAGTCCTTCAACACCTACTCTGATCAAATATTCAACTGAACTTTGTTCAACAAGTTCATATCTGATTTTAGGGTTGTAATCCGGGTCAATTTCACCACTTGGTAAATACTTTGTAAATCTTGCATTGAATGG